ACACAAATATAACTATATTTGCGTTAATTAATCAAAGTTAATGTATGCAGGGAAGTAGTTTTCCGTACGGAATAAACGAAATTTACAAAATTGATTACTTTGAGGCTGTTTGCTTTGGCTTCATCTCAGCCATGCAATTACACGGGTTAAGCAGGGCGCAGGCAGCGCAGGAGATACATAAGTTTTTCAGTATTTCAGAAGATGAAGCTCCAATAGTTGCAATATGTGACCGGTACAGAAAGAAACTTCACATGCACAAATCAGTTATGAAAGATTTCAAATTAGGAGGCGAAGCGGATATAGTTGACATTGTGGAAATGGTTGTTAAGCGTATGAAAGATGAGCAGCGGTGAAACAATTGAGATTGAGTTAACAGATCCACAAGCTGCAATATTAGCATCCAATGAAGACCGTAACTTATGGATGGGCGGTCAGGGTAGTGGGAAGACTGCCGGAATGGGTTTCCTTACTTACAATTTTAACGCTTTTGTTCCTGATGTAATGGGATTGATCGCAGCAAATACATACTCACAGCTTACCAATTCAACATTAAAAGAAATATTAAAAACATGGGCTTTAATGGGGTTCACAAAATATAGTGAGTCTAATCCTAACGGGGCTTATGTTATTGACCGTGCGCCTCCAAAGCATTTTAAACCACATAAATACATATTCAGAGATAACAACGGAAAACTGTTTACAAAGAACGGAGGCGTTATGATATTGGCATCTTTGGACAATTACAGCGCATTGGAAGGAATGGAGCTTGGATGGGCGTTACTTGATGAAACGGCAGACACAAAAGAAGAGGCGGTCAGAGAGGTTATAACGGCTCGTTTAAGGGAAAAGGGATTGTATAAGTCAGATGATGGATTTCCCTTTTCTCATACCGGTACTATTCCGGTTAATCCGCTTTATGTTTTTACCAAGCCCGGAAGAGTTGATTGGATAAACAATTATTTTGGATTGGATCAGATGCGGGATCAGATAACACTAAAGATATTTAGCCAAACAGATTTCTTTCAAAATGTAACGGATAATAGATTTGTAGTTGTTTCTAATGCTTTTCTCAATAAGGATAACTTACCTACAAACTATTTAGAAAATAGGATTAAAGATTTAAGTCCTGAAGATGCAGAACGATTGATTTACGGTAATCCATTCAGCAAAACAGGAACGGAGTATTACAGTAGCTTTGAGATTAAAACCCATGTAGGAAAGTATGGATATTTACCAAATCTACCACTTCACATAACTTTTGACTTTAATGTTAATCCGTATATGACATTACAGGTATGGCAGGTCAAAACAGGCCAAAGAGATGAAGCACGGTGCATTAAGGAATATGCAATGAAGTCACCAAAGAACACTATTGAAAGAACATGCAAGGCTTTTTTAAATGATTTCTCACATTTATGCGTAAATGGCTTATATTTGTACGGTGATTCGTCGGGGCGAGTCATCAACCAACGGAGCTAAAAAGTTACTTCTCAATAGTTCAGAATGAGTTAAGGCGTTATTTGCGTTCTAATTCACTTTGTTTGTTGAAGCAGAATGTAAGAGATAGGGCGGTCGGATATGGCAAAATAGGTAGAAGGGAGTTTATGACGGCTTTGTTAAGGGGAAGGTATGATGTTGATGTAAGGATAGATAGCGGATGTGTTTATACTATTGCGGATTTTGAGAATGTTATGGAAGATAGCAACGGAACGAAATCTAAAAAGAAGGTACTTGTTGATGGAATTGCTTGTGAGAAATACGGGCACATGAGTGATGCTTCAGATAGTTTTTTGGCATATCGCTACGGTAAATATTTAAGACGAAAAGTTACAGAATAAAATACAATATTATGAATAAGGAAGAAAAAGATGTTAACGTACATGAAGTACTTGCAGGGGCATTAAGTGCAACAGCTGAATTTATGGAAAACTTTGAAAAGGAAGTATGCAGTGAAAATTGCGACGTGCCGAAGGAAAAATTCGAAAAGTGGGCGAAAAGCAATCCATTTAAACGTCTTTATGAAGACCACGAAGCTAAGAATAAACTAAATAAAGTATGAGAACTAACTATGGTGTAAGGCAAGATGAAATAGATCAAAGAGAGGGGCAAATAATGCAAGAGATTCTACTCATGAAGTACGAAAATGCAGTTGAAACAGAAAAGGAAATGAGGTGTATATCAATGCACGGTATAAACAGAACAAATGGTAAAATTTACAAAGTTAGAGAAATAATGGCGGGTTGCTATTCTTTATGGAGTGATGATGGTAAGATATTATGTCATCCAAGAAAACAAGAATTTGAAGAAATTATGATATAATGTACACAAAAGAGGAACTACAAAAAATAATGATTGATGCTATTGCAGGACAAAAGCACCATGAGCATTATAAAAGAACAGTCGACTTAGCGGTGTTCTATAAACAAATTATGACAGGCGATTGTCAGGACAAATATGTACTTCAATACAAGCCCCGAGAAACGGATGAACAGAAGATACAAAGATTGTCAATTTACAACTCCCGTACGCAATTTGTATCGAACAAAGTTTACTCTATTATTGACCGCTTAAGACGTGTTGATAACGTTGTGGACAACATGTATTATATGGACAGCGAAGAGAAGCCGGAGGAAGTGGAACGTTACTTCATGGACTTTCACAATAACCAGTCTTTCAATGATTACATCCACGATACAACAATTTATTACAACTTCTACGATCCAAACGCATGGATAGGGATAGACTTCATGAAGGGCAGGGATGGCAAAACATATCCATTTCCGGTTGAATATCATTCAGAACAGGTTTACCACTATGAGATCATAAACAATAAGGTCACTTACTTTATTGCACGTCAGAAAGTGGATGGATTGGATGTGTTTACTATGTTGGCTCCTGATTGGTCGATAATTGTAAGACAAAAGGCAACGGATGTAAGCGGTCAGATTGAAATTAAGGATGTTGAGTACGATATTGAAGTAAGAAGCACTGTATCTAAGCAAACACCTGTTTTTCAAGTAGGTTATTTAAGGGATGCGGAAACGGATAGAAAGACGTTTGTAGGGATCTTAGAAGCAGCAGAAAAGCCATATAAAAGGTTAATCAATGACGGTATAGAATACGACCTAAGCAAAGCATTGCATGGATTCTTACAGAAGTACCAATATGGTAATGTGTGTTCTTATTTTGAGGAAACAGAGGACGGAAATAACACGTGTATTGATGGAATAATGTCTATCACAAACAAACATTGTGATAAATGTCAAGGTACAGGCTTGGTTATGCACCGTTCAACTCAGGACATCATATTAATGAAGTACCCTGATGACAAGAGCGAACATATCCCTTTAAAAGACATGGTTTACTATGTTGAAATCCCTATTGAGTTGATGAAGATTCAAAAGGAAAACATAAACGATGATATCGAGGAAATATTAAGTGCTATTTTCAATAGTCAGTTACCTGAAATGGTAGGTGTCCAGGGTGGTGCAAAGACAGCCACTGAAAATATGCTTTCGTTTGATAATATTCAGAATGTTTTGTACAAATGCGGCAATAACATATCGAGGGTTTACAAGAACATGGCTATGCAGGTGGCTATTTACATGGATTCAGATGAAAAGTTGATAATTGACCATGCTTTCCCTACTGACCTGCAGTTAGAAACATTGGATATGCTTTTAGGTCAAAGAGAAAAGGCTGTTAAAGCGGGTGTACCTTATGCAATTATAGAAAATATAGACGCTAAGATACTTGTTAAACAGTCACAGGGCAATTCCGATAACGTTCAATGGGTTCAGACGTGGGAGAAATTCAGACCGTGGAAAGACATCACAGAAAACGAAAGAAGTTTCATTATTGCCGAAATGAGCCCACAGGATAAGTTAAGGGTAAGATTTGTTTACTACGATGAAATAAAAAGGAACATTGAAAACGATTATCCGAAGTTCTATGTTTTTGACAATAAGGAGCAGGAGAAGTTGATTGATGAATATGTGTTAAAATATGTTCCTGAAGTTATTGCAGAGCCGGAAACGAATACAATATTTGCATAAGTAAGAAAGAAACATTATATTTGTTTTGCAATTTTGCAGTTACGATGAAAATAGAATATCGTATGAACATTAATTTTAACAGGGGCGACTTAGTATCGTTCGGAGAGTTTTTATTATCAGAAAGCAGACGTGAAAGGTTTGCTAATTCAGAAACAGAAGCAAGTTTACCTTTAGAAGAAAGATTGTCAATGGTTCATCATGCAGATGTTGAAAATTGGTTAGAAGAGAGAGGTAAAGTAAATTATCTACTTACTCATCAAGGACCCGTTACATACAAATGGCAACCGTTAACCATTGATGATGAACAAGGTAATAGTTACAATGTCTTAGAAATCATCAAACAGTTGCACCGTAAGGGATTAATAGATTAAAGAAGTAGTATTTTAAATTGAATTTGGGGTGTAGCAATACATCCCTTTTTTGTATATTAAATATTTTAATGTGATAAATACCACTTGTTAGGTATGAAATATATTAATCACTTAGTCGTATATTTACATCATAAATTAATACAATGAACGCAGAGCAAAGACAATCAATAATCAAACTACAAGCAACACTAACAAAAATATCTGTTAAGGCTAATGTGTTTTTCAATGTAGCTCAATTTGTATCAATGGGATTGGTTACGGAATATGGCAAAACAATTGACAATAAAACCAATTGGATATTGACTGCAAAAGCAAATCAAATACTATCAATCCAATTGTAATGAAAAGGGAAGAGTTTATAAAATTGGTAAGCAAAATTGACCAAACTTTTGAAGATGAGTTTAAGGCAAAATACAATAGTCCAGAGCTTATGTGGAAAAAAGTACTTGAGCCAATGTTTATTAAAATTGAGGAACAAATCAAAGAAAAAGCATATTCTCACACATTGAAAACGGCATTAGGAAGAAGATTGAGAGGTATTTATATTGATTGTCTGATGATTATTAATACTTACAATCCTAAAAAATGAGAAACGAATTAATAGGATATGTCTTCAAGAAAGAAGTTGACAAAGAATCTAAAGAAGAAGCAAGGAAAATAACCGGCACTTCACTGCAAGGCGGCGATGTTTTTGGGTATGCTTTCGGTGAAGGCAGTATTGCTCATAAGGAATTATTTAAAGCGGGTGTTCTTGATTTATGGTTTGATCGTGTATCAATTGACGTTGTTACGCTTAAAATATTGTAGGCATAAGGGTTAATTTTGTATCTTTGGGTAACTAAACAAATGAAGAAATGGAACAGAAATTTAAAAGAGGCAATAAGGTAATGGATGGCAAAAAAGAGGCTATCATTGTAGGTTCTTATGCAGATAAATATGGCGGTAGCAATAGAAAGGATTACACTATAATGTTTTGCGAAACAGGAAGTACAATGAGTTGGATGCACGAAAGTCAATTACAGTTTGTGGAAGATGGAGGCGAGTTTTTATTTGAACAAGCGAAAGTAAATCATGATAGGATTTTAAAACAGAACTTAGATATTGATTTTATCAAAGAAAATCTTAATGGTGGATTAAGCAGCGATAGTATATTATTTCTGTTTGATATGATTGGTTTTAAATCTGCATTTCTGAGAAACGGGGAATATTATGTACTTATGGTAGATTGGCAAATACTTAAGCCTGTTTTTCAACATATTAAAAACGCTGAAACAATCAAAGATGCCGAATCAATTATAACAGGGGATGGGTTAAAAGTTTTAGATGTTAAAAAAGTATTTGACGCATTTCATAGTAACTAAATGACCATATCCGAACTAATAAGACTGGCAAACAAGCAAGAAGCATCGACAAACGTAATAGAAGAGCGTGCGTTAAAGCAACTTGACAGGATAAGCAAGAAACTTGTTCGAGAAATCGAAACTAAGGTTTTAAAGCAGTTAGAAGTTGATGACAATGGCAAGGTAAAGCGAAACACAAAGAACAGGGCTTTAATGGCAAGGTTAAAAAAGATACTTGCATCGGTTGACTTTACATCTATTGAGCGTACTTTTCAGAATGGAATAAATACGGTTGTCAATTCTACTGCAAACTATTTCAAGGCGTTTGTGAAGGCTTCGGATGATTTGGAGTACATGAGGCAACAGGCTATTTTTAAGCTGATGAAGCAGCCTTTTAACCCGGCGGTTAACAAGAACTTTCGACAGGACATTTTAGACAAGATAAGCAAGGGAATAGGGTTTAAGGAGCTGATTAAAACGTTACCAAGTCCAACGAGTGCAGCAAAGCAACTTGTATTTGATTCGCTCCATCAACGCGAAAGGATAATTACTAAGGATATGGGAGACTATATCAAGCTTTCCCATTATTTATATACTGGAGGTATTATAGACAATTCAAGAGAGTTCTGTAGAGAAAGGAATCGAAAGGTATTTACAACTAAACAGGTTCTTAGCTGGGAGAATCTGACGTGGCAGGGAAAAAGTAGTCCGTACGATCCGTGGACAGATTGCGGCGGTTTTAGATGCCGACACAGAGTAATGCCTATAAACAAAGAAATGTATGATAGATATAAAGGACGTTTGATTCCTTAAGAATAACAAACTAAACAACAAGCAATGGACGAAGAAATTAACATCTTTGAAATGCCTGAAAACACAAAGGCTGAAATTATTGACAAAATAGAAGCGATGGCAGATAGAATCAGAGAAGATTGGAGTGATCCAAGAAGCGAAACACGTAGAATAAAGGCACTATGTCAAAAATTACGTGATTTAGAATCGTAAAAAAGAAGAAATTTTTCCTTAATCGGAAAAAGATTATTTTGGGATGAAAGGGATGTGCAAAAAGTTGTTCATCCCTTTTTTTTATTAGGTTTTAAAAACCACCTGCAAAACCCTTAAATACGGTAAATTTGCGAAATGATTTTACAGCTAAACGAAAAGTATAAATTCTATGTAGGTTCTGAAAGGGTGTACCCTGTTAACGATAGTATAGATTGGACTTACGAGGCTAACGAAGACTTGGGTATCTTAAGAAAAAAGATGTCCACAAAGATGACATTTGAAAACGATGTTACAGCCGGGCATTACTGCTATGATATAATCAAGGAACTTGAAGAAACAAGTCGCTGTATTTCAGAGGACTTTATAATAATCCATGTTTGCGGTGTAGTTGAAACAGAAGTTTACAGGGGTAGGTTTAAATCCGTTTTGGGCGAATACGACCCTGACCATTGCACTGTTGAAATAGATATTGAGTTTAGGGATGATTTAAGTTGTTTCCTTGATGATAAACCACAAGTAATATACTTAGGAGACAGTGAGGGTATAGTAACACCTGTAGGCAACTTTGAATATGCTGTTTGCACAAGTGTTGTGCATGACATTGATTTAATATTATTGCATTATGAAAACGGTGATGCAGTACAATACTTTTTAGATAAATATCCACCTGACGCTTCATGCTTACCGGCAGGAGAACCATTTACACTTTTTGAATACGGAGCCTCATTTAGCAGAACAAGATGGATTGTTGGCGACTCAAGAATATACTTAACATCATATTACGGTCGTATAAGACGAGATACAGAGCCTGACCCTATAGACGGATGGACAGAGGTAACAAGTGCGGGCGGTGACCAAGTATGGGTAAGACCTGCTGACGTTGCAGAGTTTTATTTGTTTGATGATAGGTTAGGAGCTGTAACGGGTGAAGGTTTAAATGTTGACATCATTGTAGATAGCAGGGTAGGTAAAAGATGGAGGGTTTATGATATTCCATACATGGGATATTACAGACAGCCATACGATGTTCATACTTCAGGTAGAAGGGGCGCAATAAATGGGAAATTAGGCAATAGAACCGATTTAGGGAATGTGATAAACGGTATTATAGGCTTTTGCAATGGTGAAGATTTATCTGTTTATTTCAGATCAAATTTCTTTAATTGGAACGCCTACGGGACACAGCCATATAATGAGGCATACGCTTTAATGGATGACTTGTTAAGCAAAGGCACGTTATACTGTTATAACCTTGTTGACGTAGCTTATACGTATCCTGGAATATCAGGATTTGAAACATCAACTTATCAAAAGATTGATGGGTTAGAATTTTTGAAGGCACTCAAAGAGTATTTTAACTTAGGGTTCTCTTATGATGATGCGACCAACTATGTTACGATTGAACATATCTCTTATTTCGATTTAGAGCGAAGAATTGACCTAACAGCAGAGGAATTGGTAGATTACATTAGGGGTAATCACAAATACAACTACGATGTACAAAAAAGCCCATTAAAAGAGGAATATAGAATGGCAATGGAGGCATCTAACACCTTTACAATGGATATTACTTATTCCGGTAATTGTATTGGACCGGATAGGCAAACAGAACAGCATACATCAGTTAATATATACACAGATTTAAGATATATTTCAGATGTTAGAAGCGAGGGAGTAACATACGATACTTCACAAATGGTTATAAGACCGGATGAAAAACCGGTTTTGTTTCAACCAAGGTTAGTTATCGATGGGAAGAAGTTTCAAGAGGATAACCCATTTAAACATCCTTCACAAAACACAATCTTCTTAGCCTTAATTGATGATGATGATTACTTTGTTTGGGATGAAAACTATCCACGTCCAAACGAATTACTTTCTTATAGAGCTTTAGAGGTATTGCACTATTGGAAAAGACCTGAATTAGAAGGAACGATAAACGATGACGAGCTACCAACTGACTTTTTAACACAAAGAAGATTGAAACAGCAAGTGGATTTAACTATTCCTATTTGCTGTGACGACGTTAATAACTTTCAGGGTAATATCTTAGTTAAGTCACAGATGGGTTGGGGTGAAATCAAGAAAGCTGTGATAAGCGATCCACCACAAGAAATAACACTTTCTTTACTTCATGATGTTGATAGTGGTTCAACGTATAATCCAACAACATAATGCCAACACCAGTATTTAACAGCGATATAACACAGTCATTTGCACGGTTCTTTACGACGGCACAGGATGAATTTAAGGGAGGTACATTGTTTGGCGTTACATCGGATGAAGTTGAATACTTGTGTGAAAACGAAAATGTAAAGTTCTATCAAACGGAGGATGCTTGTAGCAATGGCGATGACTTCTATTTTATTGCACAAATAAACGACCCAGAATATGAGGTAAAAGAAGAATACAATGTTAATGGTTTTGGCAAAGAAAAGCTAAAGTCAAGGGTTTGCATACCACGTATGTCTTTTTCAACACAGGTTGACACTTATGTGAGGGGTAAATTATATGAAACGATAGGGGCAAATGAGGAAATGTTAGTTGACTTTGAAACGACATGGACAGGATATAGAGCAACAAATATACTTATTGAAACAGAAGAAAAGATAGTGTTAGAGGGCGGTATTTTGTGGTATATGACCATTTCTTTCTTATTGCCTGATGTTTTACCAACAACGGGAACAACGCCATGTTGTAGGGCAAATGTGTACGCTGAAGCACCTTACAATTCTGATTGTCCACCAGAGCCTGAAAATCCTGAATTGTGCGATTTAATGAGCATTGAACTTGCAGAAAGTGGTGGCAATATCAATTTAACGATAAACGATCCTTTTGGTAGTCCTCAAAGTGCTTGGACTTTTTATCCGGCAGGGGGTGGTTCGCCTATTTCATTAGGAACTAACTTAACATCTGTAATGCCGCCTGGCTTTGGAATAATAAAAGTGGTTGTAACGGTTGGAGGTTGTAAGAAAAACGCTTCTTATAGCTATTTAGATCCATGCACAGGCTTTACGGTTTCAGCAAGTAATACATCGGGTGTTTTGACTGCAAATGTTGACGCAGCTCACACGCCTGTTGATAGTTACGCATGGGAATATTCAGAAGATGGTGTGAGTTACAGCGCTTTAGGTTCATCTAACACACAGATAGCATCTGAGGGTGCAGGATATTATAAAGTGACTGTAGTTAATGGAGAATGCGAGTTAGAAGCTATTGTAAACGTTTCAGAGGGTGCAATATGTGAGTTAGAAGGCGAAATAACCAAAGAAGGCAATGTTTTGACTTTTGAAAGCGAAAGTTTGGACATTGTAGGCTATCAATGGTATGTAGATACGGGTGAAGGTAGTGTTTTGATACCAAGTGCAACACTTGAAAGCTACACAGCAACGGAAACGGGATATTATACGGTTGAGGTTGAACTTGAAAACGGTTGTATTGTACCATTTAGCATTTTACATATCATGTGCGCTGATTGTGCAACGTTTACAGTAACATTCAGTCAGGATGGTAATTCATTGACGGCAGTACCTGAAGGATGCGGTTCTCCTACTTATCAATGGTGGGCGGTTAATATCGATGGAACAAAAGATATGCTACCTAATGATACGGAACTAATGGAATTTGAAGATGATGGATTATACTTTAGTGTGGTTTGTTGTGCTGAATGCGATCCGGTTGTTAGCTTAATCAGCTTTAACGGCGGCGATTTCATAATAACCAATAGTAAATTGGATAACGATTTTAACTGGGCATAATGTGTAATTGTAATTCAAGTTTTTGTGCTGTTTGTTGTAGAAGGGTTAAGGCTTATCGCTTTGATAATGTTCCTGAAATAACAGGCGATTTACAGCTTTACACAGAGTTTTACAAAGTTGGTGAGGCTTATGGTCATTGGAAGTTTACAATTGATGATTTAGAGGCTTATTTGGACATACCAACTGTTTTATGGCAAGACAAATTAGTTGCTTTTGGGCATACGTTGACGGGAGGGTTGTTTTATCAATCTGATTTTATATTTGATTATACTACTTCGAGCTTAACTATTGGCACAAGGGGTGTAGGTACAGAAGGTCTTTATTCTGCAAGTTTTGGCAATAACATTGTTGGGGATTCGTCATTAGCAGTAGGTGATTCTAATGAAATTGGGGCATCTTCTATTGCTGTAGGAAGTGGTAATTTTGGAGGCTCCAATAATATATTTTTATTTGGTGATGCCAACAGTAGCAGTCAAAGAAATGCTACAATTTTTGGAGACAGTAACATGTCTTCGCAACAAAAAATTAATATTTTCGGATATAATTTAACTGCGTCTCATGGCGGCAATGCAATGTTTTCAGATGCTATAGGCGGCTCTTCGTCTATTGCAGATAACGCTTTCACCGCTCAATTTGCAGGAGGTTACCGTTTCCGATTAGATGCAGCTTCAACGGCTGTAAATATATCATCCACAGGCATAGTAAGTATTGACAATGTAGTAAAAAACAATACAGAAACACAGCTTTTAGTTTGGAATGTAACGACAAAGGAGGTTGAATATAGGACTGCTTCAAGTTTGCCGGGTGGTGGTGGTGGAAGCGGCACTGTAACAAGTGTAGATGCAGCATTTTTAAACGGAACAGCATTAACTGTAGTAGGTGGCGCAATAACAACGGCAGGAACATTTGATTTTGAATGGCAGGGGTTAAATACTGATTACGTTGCAGGGGATGGATCAATAATAGCTTTTCCGACTTTGACATCAGGAACCGTTACTTCTGTAAGTGCAGGTAATGGAATGACATTTACCACGATTACTACATCGGGTGCAGTAACATTAGGCACACCAAGCTCAATAACACTTGCTTCTACAAACTCAGTAGGGGTAGGAACACATTCGCATTTATTTGCGCCGGGAGGTACAACAGCACAATATATCAGAGGCGATGGTACACTCGCAACTACTCCATTAGGAAGCGTTACGAGTGTCGGAATGACCATAACGGCTGCAACGGCTTTGAGTGTCGCAGGTTCACCGATAACGACATCAGGCACTTTTGCGGTGACGTGGACGGGTAGCAATACTCAATATGTTGCAGGTGACGGTAGTTTAATTACATTCCCTACTTTAACATCAGGTACAGTAACGGCTGTCAATAGCGGTGCGGGTATGGA